TACCTAATTAACGTGAGTATCGATTACTCCACTTTACAGATGAGAGAACCCTCCCATGAAGAACAACACTCCGAGTGAGTTTCCTTTTATCAAGGAAAAGAAACACATCTACAACAAATTTATTGAAAAGGAGATCACCCATGTAAATCTTGGGTGGGCTTCTTTTATCATTGAACTGCATTCTGATCTTCACCAGGATGACCAGAAAGTAGACGGTGTCTGCATTTGGGACGAATACAAGATTAAACTTGAGATGAATCTCTCTGATTCTGATGCAAGAGAGACTATAATTCATGAAATCTACCACTGTATGCTTGAAGGCGCAGGTCTTGATGAAAAGAACTTCGATTCTCAAAGGATGTTCTTGACCAACGAGCAGCTTGTGGTAGCATTGTCCAAGCAGACGATGACTCTGCACAACCTTAACCCTAAACTCTTCGCAACGATCTATGGTTAGTTACATCACAGTAAACCAAAATCTTGGTGTTCCTTTTCTCAATCATGAAGTCTATGATGAGATTTGTGTTCACATTGGTCGTCTGGCAAGCGATCCTACTCAGGTCGCTAACCAAATGTGTGAAATTCCGACCGTGTATGCCTATTATTATGGTATCATGATTCGTATCAAGCGACTTCTCGACGACGCCGAAGAGAACTTTGAAGAGTTCAAGGCTACTGCTCGGACTGAGAAGCGATCCGAAGGTGCCAAGCTCACCGCTGTCGCTGGTGAGGACTACGTAAACTCCCTTGAGGAGTCTCAAAACTTTACTTCTGAAATTCGTCATCTCCGAGAGTCTTACGGTTATGCCAAGGGCATCTGTAATACTCTGGATATGAAGAAAGATATGCTTGTCCAGCTTTCCGCTAACAGTAGGCAGGAATCCAAGCTTTACCAATAACTTGTTAGCACTCAATGCAGAAATAGCCCAAGGATAATAATATGGCAAAGACACTAGCAGAACTCCGTGAGTTGCACAAGAACATGAACACCGAGACCAAGAAGAGCACGGGCTCTTCCAATGGTTTCTGGTCGCCTTCGGAAGGGGATAACCTCGTGAGGTTCCTTCCCGGTAAGGATGATCCCCTGGATTTCTTCGTGGAGGCTTCTCTTCACGCACACCAGGATGATCAAGGTAAGTGGAACTACTACAAGTGCCGCAAGACCGAGCAGGAGCGTTGCCCTGTCTGTGATTTCTACTACGATCTGTGGAAGCGTCACAACGCGATGGGTATGGGTCGTGACGACGATAGCAAGTACAATGCTATGGCTCGCATGATCAAGCCTCGCCCTCGATTCTACAGCACTGCTGTGATTCGTAAGCTGCAAGAAGAGGGTGATGATAGCCCTGTTAAGATTCTCAGCATGAGCAAGCAATTGTTCGACCGTGTGATGGCTGCTATGATCAGTGAGGATTTCCAAGATGAGGACGATCCTGATAACAGCACGATCATCTCGTTGGAGCGTGGTAACGACTTCAACATTCGTATGACCAAGCAAGGTCAATGGCCTAGCTACGTCGAGTCGTCGGCTAAGTACAAGAAGACTCGTGCTGGAACTCCGTCTGAGGTCGCTGAGTGGATGGAGAATGAACTGGATATCAAGTCCCTTGGAGGGATTGATAGCTACGAGCAGGGTAAGGAACTCGTTATGACGCTTGAAGCGTCTCTGAACCCTGTCAAGACCGAGACCACCTCGGACAATCCTCCGTGGGAGGAAGGAGATATCAAGGTATGATTAGTAAGAAGTTTTGGATCCCTGCACTGCTCGCCGCAGTGCTGGGGATGTCGTGTGCATCGTGCTCCCTGTTGGAGCGTGTGTTTGGAGACAAGGTTGTCACCACTATCAGCAATGTGAAGGAAGAAAATAAGCAGAATGCCGTTCCTGCCGATCTAGGTCTTCTTCCTCCTAAGGTAGCAACAAAGCTTGCTGAAACTGGTGAAACGATTGTGATTGTTGGTAAGGATGAAGTTGTGGATCCGTCTGAAAAGACCATTGAACTGGTCAACCCCAAGCAAGATTGGGCTGAAAATGCCGTGGGTATTGGTTTGGGTGTAGCCAATGCTGTCTGGCCGGGTGTCGCTGCTCTCGAAGGTTTGGGAGTTCTCTTTTCGCGTCGAAAGAGAAAGCACTACAAGGACGCTATGGTCTCCGCTGTGCCTGCAAATGGTAAGATGGAACTGAAGGATGCTGTGGTCTCGCTGGGTCGAGCGATAGGTGTTGCACACAGTTCGGAGGCTTCCAAGGAAGCGTATGAAGGAGAGCAGAAAGCGGCAGAGTAAAAAACAATACGTGTAGTCTAGATGAAGTTTCTAACCCAGGTCTTCGGATCTGGGTTAGTTTTTTTTATACATGGGACTATTATATCCTCATGCGAAAGTTGAAGATCTTAGTTGTGTATGCAAATCATGGGGGCTGTAGTTACTACAGGCAGTTATCTCCCATGAAGATGTTTCAAGAGGAATTAGGTGATAAGGTTGAAGTAAGATATAACGACAACGCACTAGAAGTAGATCCTCAGAAAAACTATGCGCCTCCACCAGAGAAGCTCACTGATATGAATTGGGCTGATATTGTGTTTGTTGCCAACATATTAAAGTATGGAGGCCCTTACACAGCGCGGGTGATTGGAATCGCAAAGCAGTTAGGTAAATTTGTTCACTTCGATACAGACGATTTACTGACAGATCTTTACGAAGAGCATCACCTTTACAAAACTTACAAGGATAATAAGCTGGATGATATAACAAAGTTTTGTTACCATGCAGCCGACCTAGTAACTGTCACTCAACTTAAGTTTGCAGAGCGTATCAAACCATTTGTAGGTAGGTGCCTCGCTGTAGTTAAGAATGTAATTGATAACACTCTTCCTTGTTGGAATCACCCTAAGACAACTAAAAAGTTCACACGCATCGGCTATGCAGCAGGTATTCACCACAGAGGCGACGTAAAGGTCTTCAATGCTATCCCGCACCTCGTTAATCAAAAGGTCGGAAGAGAGAACGTGCAATGGAACTTTTATGGTCACCCACCACCTGACCCTAATAAACCTAAGACTGGTTGGGAAGCAAAGGTGTGGCCTGAATACATGCAGCAGCTTCTGAGAGGCTTCAAGGGGCAGAAAAACTACAACATACACTACGCACTACCCCCAGATGCTTACGGGCGTTACTACGCGGATATGGACGTTGCAATAGCTCCTCTACAGATGAACAACTTCAACGACTCGAAGTCGGACATCAAGGTTGCTGAATGCTCACGTTATAAGATTCCACTGGTTGCTAGTAATGTTGGTTGTTACGACGAGACTATAATCAATGGAGAGACGGGCTACCTTATTGATCCTGACGCTCCAAAGTCTGAGTGGGTGAAGATCCTTACTAGGCTTTGTAAGGATAAGAAGCACCGCATAGAGCTTGGTCAGAATCTGCACGATCGCACTAAGGATTTGTATGATGGACGCAAACAAGTGTTAGCTCGATACGATCTCTACATGGAAGCTATCAAAAATACAAACCACCCTTTGAAAGATGAAATTTAGTATTATTGTTCCTCACTACGATCAATCTATCTCTGATGAGCTTTTCAGAAGAGGTATGAATTGTTTGCTAGAGCAAACCTTCAAAGACTTTGAAGTCTTGGTGTATCATGACGGCCCTACGTCTAGAGATATACCCATGCCCGATGATGACAGGTTCAAGCTAAGGGTTACTAAGGAGAGGGAAAACAATTGGGGTCACAGTAATAGGGACCGTGGTATACGTAAGGCAAAAGGAGAGTATATTGTTCATTTCAACCCAGACAACATACTCTACCCAGAAGCTTTAGAGGAGATAGTTAGGGAGTCCGAAAAAGACTATAGAAAGGTGGGTTTGAGTAAAAATATTATAGTATTTCCCATCTTGATGAGGGGGATGCAGACCAATGGTAGAGTAGTGTGGCGGGAGAAGGATAATTTGTTAGAAAATTATATGATATTTACAGGTTATCCAACCATTAAATATAACATTGACGCAATGCAGTTAGTTATGAAGAAGGACAAGTGGCTTGCGTATGGTGGTTGGAAAGATTTGAGAGAGGAAGGTGATGGGAACATGTATCCTGAGTTTGTGTCGATGTATGGTGCAAGATACTGCAACAAGATTCTAGGAGAGCACTGGTAATGAAAACACTACATGACACCTCTATTGTTATTTGTTGCCACAATGTAGACTATTTTATTTTTAAGTGTTTAGATAGCCTCAAGACGCACAGCCCTGAATCTGAAATTATCATTGTAGACAGTAACTCCCCAAAGAAAGACTACTTTTATATTGCTAAAAGTAAATATGACGCTAAAATTATTGAAGGTAATTCTAATTACGAGTTAGGTGCTTGGAGATTAGCGTCCAACACTTATGAGAGAGATTCATACCTATTTCTTCAAGATTCTGTTATTCAAAAAAAGCAGATACCACAAGAGATACTTCAATCTGAGTTTTTAGCTATTGAAGCCCTTCCATCCTGGGAGGGATGCAATAATATTAATATCGAAGGTACGAAGAGTGCTTTAGCAAAAGATAAAATCCAAATTAATCCAGACTTTCACATGATATGCGGTTCAATGATGCTAATTAAGAATACCCTATGGAAACAGCTTAATGAGCGTATACCTAATTTTGTTCCGAAAAATAAGATTGACTCCTGTAACTCAGAAAGAATTCTTGGCATTGTTATGACTGATTTAGGTTTTAATCCTGGGAATCACATGCTACAAAAAGGTAGTTGGCATCAACACCAACCAAACAACGGTGAATATTTTACAAAAATATGGAAAGGTAGACTATGAAAGTATTAACAGTAGGAACATTTGATCTTCTGCACTCAGGGCATATACAACTCTTAAACAATTGCTATAAACTAGCTGGTTCTAGTGGGCAGGTAGTAGTGGGTGTAAACAGTGATGAATTTGTATACGAATATAAGAAATCAAAGCCTATTATGCCTTTGAAGGATAGGCTAAGTGTACTATCAAATTTAT